AAGCCGTATTTTGTTAGTTTTAGCGGTTTATTTTATTGTTATGTTAGAAAGATTGTACAAACATCAAGATACTTTAATCGAAATTGCAAAATTATTCGATAAAAACTTAGCCGAAGATATTGTACAGGAAACATATATAAAACTACACCAGTATTCTACAGAGGAAAAATGCTTTATAGGGGAAAAATTAAATAAAAGTTATTTATTTATAGTAATCCGGAGCGTTTATATAACATCATTTTACAATAAATTTATTACAGTTGACTTAGTTGATAATATAGTGGAAAACGCATTTGATATTAATGATGAAATTGAGTGGTATAAATTTAGAACTAAGTGCGAGGCAGAGGTAAATAGCTGGGATGTTTATGATAAAAAATTATTTACAATTTATCGAGATAGTGATTTATCAATTAGAAAACTTGCAAAGGAAACGGGTATAAGTTTTGTAAGTATATTCCACTCCTTAAAATCTCACAAAAAAAAATTAAGGGAATTATTTCAAGAAGATTACGATAATTTAAACTTATAGTTATGGAAGAAAAAAAAAGAGGTAGAAAACCTAAGTCTAAAGGATTAGGGGATACAATAGAGAAGATTACGGAAGCTACTGGAATTAAAGCCGTTGTAGATAAGTTTTCAGAAATAACAGGCATAGACTGCGGATGTGAGAAACGTAAAGCTAAACTAAACCAATTAATACCATATCATAAAGCAGTTGAGTGTATTACTGCAGAAGATATGGAGTATTTAGATAATTTTTTTGCCTCTGGATCTAATCAATTAAGCATAAAGCAGCAAAGAGAAATAAAAGCTATTTATAAAAATATATTTAATTACAACTTAGAGGATACTTCCTGTTCAAGTTGCTGGAGAGGTTATATTGGAGAAATAAGACAAGTATATAATGAAAGCAAATAAAATAAAAATTTCTGAGGTTAAATTAAACCCTAGCAATCCAAGACTTATCAAAGATGATAAGTTTAAAAAGTTAGTCCAGTCTATTAAAGACTTTCCTGAAATGCTTGAAATTCGCCCTATTGTAGTTAATAAAGAAATGATTATCTTAGGAGGGAATATGAGATACAAAGCCTGTAAAGAAGCAGGACTAAAAGAAATACCGGTAATAATTGCGGATAACCTTACTGAGGAGCAACAGAGAGAATTTCTAATTAAAGATAACACAAGCGGTGGCGAGTGGGATTTTGAAATACTGGCGAATGAGTGGAACGTTGATCAGTTGGAAGATTGGGGGTTGGATATTCCAGAATTAAAAGCTATTGATGATTCGGAAGAAGGCGATGAAATAAAAATACCTAAATCACTTCAAGTAATACCAAAAAAAGAATATATACTTATAATGGCAGATGAAGACAGTGATGAATGGCAAGAATTACAACAAATATTTAAATGCGGCTTAGTTCGCCAAGGCGGGTGTAAAATAGGTAGCTCAAGTGATAAAGTAGGAAGAGGAGTAGAAAGAGTTTTTGATTTACAAACGTTTAAAAAAAGAGTATTAAATGAACTTTCAGATAGCGATACCAAGTAAAGGAAGGGCAGGATTAATGACTTCCTACGAAATATTTAAAAGTGCAGTTATTTACGTTCCTGAAAATGAAGTTAAACAATATTCTATTTATAAAAATAAAATAGTTGGAATACCTATTGAAGTAAAAGGAATTACTGAAACAAGGAATTGGATATTAAAAAACAACGATTGTAATATTTTCTTTTTAGATGACGATTTTGAATATGGGGGATATGTAGAAAGAACAGAAGAAAAATACAAAGTTAAAAGAGTAAAAGATGAAAGTATATATATTAAGGAAATAGAAAAACTTTTTGAAATTTCAGAACAAAGTAATTCTAAAATATTTGGTCTTTTTACTGTTGGAAACAATTTAACAAATTATGCTTACAATCCATTTTTATTTAACGGAGTTTGTTTAGGAAGTTGTATGGGTATAATAAACGATGGATCTTATTATTTTGACGAAACTTTTGACGTCAAAGAAGACTATGAATTAACGCTTCGGCACTTTACAGAAAGAGGGATAACTGTAAGGTCAAATATTTTATTTATGCAACACGAACATACACAATTAAGAGGAGGTTGTAGAGATAGTAATAGAATTGCAAAAGAAAAAAAAGCAGTTAAAAAATTAATAACAATGTATCCTGGAATGATAAAAGAAGCAAAACATAGAGGAACAAGTTTTGCGATACAATTAAATTTATAAAAAATGTTAAAATTTTTTTTTATTTAGTTTTTATTTATATATTTGACATATAATTAATTAACAAATAGAAATTATGACAAATTTAAAAGAAACTCAAACAGAAAAGATTTACGATTTTTTAAAAAATTTAGGTACAGAAGTATCAATTTTAGATTACATTAAAATTGAAGATATAGACTTTGAAAATGCTTTTGATTATATTTTTGATAAGATATATGAAGATGGAGGCTTTGATATTGAAGTAATATATTATAATACTGCGATTGATTATTTAATGCGTAATGATCCTTCACTAAGAATTAGTTTAAATTTAGCTTACGAATTAGATTTTAAAGTTGAAAATCTGACAAGTGAAGTTTTGGCATCTTTATTGAAGTCAAATATAGCTAAAGAAGAATTTTTAGAATTAGAAGATGAGATAACAGATTTTTTTAAAGAAATAAATAACGAATTAGAATAATGGCATATAACAGGGTAAAGATATTTGAACAAGCTAAGGAAGTAATTGTAAAGAATAAACTATTTTTTGTAGAAGATATAGTTGCTTTTTTACCTTGTTCAAAGCCTACCTTTTACGAGTTTTTCAAAGTTGACTCTAACGAATTTAACGAACTAAAAGAATTATTAGAGTTAAATAGAACACAGTTAAAAGTATCAATGCGTTCTAAATGGTATACCTCTAACGCACCTGCATTACAAATGGCTTTAATGAAGTTAATAGCTACTCCAGAGGAACTTAGAAAATTATCAATGAACCACCAAGTGACTGAGGAGGTTGAAAAACCTATCTTTAAACAATTAGATTTAGATGTTACAAACGACAACGGCTCAGAGTAAAATAGCTAAGTTAAAAAAAAGAATTAGAATCGTGCAAGGGGGAACGTCAAGTTCAAAAACCTTCACGATTTTACCTTTTTTGATACAATATGCCTTACAAGTCCCTAATTCAGAAATATCGGTAGTATCTGAGTCAATACCTCATTTGAAGCGTGGAGCAATAAAAGACTTTCTTAAGATAATGGAGTGGACTAATAACTATAACCCTAATAGTTTTAATAAGTCAAACTTAACATATAAGTTTCATAATGGCTCTTATATTGAGTTTTTTAGTGCAGACCAGCCGGATAAATTAAGAGGTGCGAGGCGTGATGTATTATTTATTAATGAGTGTAATAACGTATCGTTTGAAAGTTACCAACAGTTGTCAATCCGGACTAAGAAATTTATATATTTAGATTATAACCCTACAAATGAATTCTGGGTTCATACTGAGTTAATAGGAGAAGATGGAAGCGATTTTGTTATTTTAACTTATAAAGATAATGAGGCTTTAGATCCTGCAATAGTTAAGGAAATAGAGAAGGCAAAAGAAAAGGCTAAAACTTCAAGTTATTGGGATAATTGGTGGAGAGTTTACGGATTAGGGGAAACGGGTACTTTAGAGGGCGTAATCTTTAATAATTGGCAAAGTATTGACGTGATGCCTTCCGATGCAAGATTGTTAGGGTATGGATTAGACTTTGGTTACTCTAATGATCCAACTTCAATAGTTGAGGTTTATAAATGGAATGATAAAAGAATTGTTAACGAAATATGTTACCAAAAAGAATTGAGTAACAGTCAGATTGCAAAGTATATTAAAACACAGCACGAGGTTTGGTGCGATAGTGCTGAGCCTAAGTCAATAGCAGAGTTAAAAAATTATGGTTTAAATGCAAGAGCGGTAAGAAAGGGAGCAGATAGCATAAACTTTGGTATACAAATAATGCAGGAGCAGGAATACTTAGTTACAAAACAAAGTACAAACTTAATAAAAGAGTTAAGGAAATACTCGTGGGATAAGGATAGGAAAACAGGATCTAATTTAAATAAACCTATTGATAATTTTAACCACGCTATTGATGCTTTAAGATACCACGAAATGGAAAGTATAGGAACGAATACAGGTAATTATTATGTTTACTAAACCAACGTATGGACAAATGATTTCAGTAATTGAGGTTTATATATTAAAAAAAACAAATAAGCACGTTAAAATTAATATGCCAAGAAATGTAGGAGAAATAAAGAAATTAGTTTTTATGTACGAGGAAGCTATAAAAAAATAACAATCAACACAACTAAAAAAGCCACTTCTTAATGAGGTGGTTTTTTGCTTTATACAAAAATAGAAATAAGTTGTTTTTAAATAAAACAATAATGAAGATCAACATTAAAATACCGGATAGCCTAAACGAAATTACTTTACAACAGTATCAAAAATATGATAAGCTAATAAAAGATAACGAGGCAAGTGAATTCGTTAATCAAAAAACTATTGAGATATTTTGCGGAATAGATTTGAAGGATATTGCAA